GTGGCTGGCGGTGCCAGTGGAACCGGCTATTTAACCAATCAAGTTGCAGTTCAAAAGCATATTCCACAGGGTAATGATGCCGGCACACCGAATGCCAAACCTGTCGATAATCGCTTTATGAATCTGCTTGTTGATACCGGAACCAATGCGGTTAAGGAAGGCGATGCCTTCACTATTGCCGGTGTATTTGGTGTGAATATGATCACCAAGGAAAGCACTGGGAAACTCCAGACTTTCCGCATCGTATCTACCACAGGCGATGGAATAGGTGCCGAAACCTGGGTAATCACTCCGGCTCTTATCGCGCTGGACGGTGGCACACAGGCAGAGACAGAATATGCCAACTGCACTACGGGTGCCGCTAACAACCAGGCAATCGTCTTTCTTAATACTGTTACGCAACGAGCCAGCGTTTTCTTTACCAATGATGCTGTCGAGATTGTGCATGGCAGTCTTTCTGGTTTGGATATGGAAGGGAGTGGTGTTGCTGTTGCTCGGGATATAACGGATTCAGGGATCGAGTTAATTCTGTTGAGAAATACAGATATCCTCACCCTGGATACGAAGTATCGACTCACGGCCTGGTGTGCTGCCAATATCCTGGTACCGCAGAAATGTGGTGTCATTTTGGGTAGCCAAACCTAATCTAAACATTGAATGGGGTGGGGACGCTCACCCCCTTCTTTTTAAAATGAGTTTTTATGTCAAATAACAAAAAAGTACCAAGATTTATTGCGGAAATGAGGAAATCGGATGCCCTCTATGAAAAAATTTGGGAAGAGTTTATAAAAATTCATAAACGAAAGGAATTTAATTATGGATCAATCATGTATGTACAAAGGGACCGAAGCAAAACTTTTTGATAATGATAAAGTTGAACAGGCTGAAGCTGATGGATGGTTTGATAACCCTGGTGATGCCCAGAAACCGACTGATAATACTTCTGCTGCATTGGAAGCGGCCAAACGTGAGGAAGCGGAAAAAGCTGCTGCATCTTCAGCCGCAACAACTTTACAGGTGTAAACAATGAGTTCTGCAACGGAATTAATCACAGACGCTTATACAGAGTTGGTCGTTCATTCACAGGTCAAACCTGTTTCTTCTTTTGCCATAGAGTTTGGAAGGCGCAAGTTCCAGGCCATGATGCAGGAATGGATTGACAATGATATGGATTTCGGGTTCTCGGCAACTGAGTTTGTCAGTGATGAAACCAGTATCCCGGTGGGTCTGGAAACAGCCATTTCCACTAATCTTGCTGTCAGGTTGGCACCATCAGTGGGTAAGGTGGCAAATTCAACGCTGTTGGCAAATGCGGCCATTTCCCTGCAGACTGTGAAAGACCAGTACCAGAGCAAAGAAGCGGCTGACAGGATTGTATCTGGAACAATGCCGCTGGGCGCTGGAAATACAAGAGGAATCAAACCACCTGTATTTGCTAACGCTGATTTTGTTTTATCCGATGTCGAAACAGATAGAAGGATAATCCCTTGATATGAGAAATTAAATGCCAGAACTCAGTCTACCCATAGGATTAGAGGGAACTGACAAGCTCCCGCGCACCAATACCGAGTTGAGAAATATGCTCAATAACGGGGATGGTCTGACTATTTCGCGTCCTGGTATTCCTCTTATTGCGAGTGTGGGGGGTGTGGCCCGTGGTGGTTTTGAATGGAACGGCAATCTTTATTATGTCTATTCTCAGGAACTGAGGAAATTCACGGACCGGAAAACCGGCGCATTTTCTGTTATCGGTACAATCGAGGGTCCACAGGAAATTGATTCGGCTATCGGGGATAACGAAGCGGTAATCATAGTCAAGGGAGGAAAGAGTTATACCCTGGACAAGACGGACATGCTGGTTGATACGTCCGGTAATGCCAATTTTGCTCCCTTTTCAAGTGTCACCCATTACAGGCAAAGATTTGTTTATGTATTGGCTGATGGAACTGTGTTCAAGTTTTCGGATGTGGGCGCAGGGGGAACTATTAACGCCTTGAGCTTTTTAAAATCTGCCCTGGAATCAAGAGTAGCGTTTGTTCTAAAAGATTATCTATATATAGCGGGGTCAAATGAAACGATAAGATATAAGGACACAGGAGCATTCCCCACTCCATACAGAGAAGTAGGAGGTTCTTTTGATATCGGTTTTATCGGGGGACTGGTAGAAGCCGATCAAAGCTTTATTTTTGTAGGAAGAAAACGAGGTCAGAGTCCAGGTATATTTGAAATGGGTAGCAGTCAGGTCATTAAAATTTCAAATGAGGCCGTTGATTTAATCCTCACCACTTACACGGAACTGGAATTATCACAGACCATTCCAGGCCGTATCAATTGGCTTAACAGCTATGATTTTGAAACGCTTGAGTTAAGGCGCAACTCCCTTTTATTTTTTGAGGGCCGATGGTCAACCACTGACACCGTTGTTGATAATCTTTCCCGTCCGTGGCTCGGCGGTTATATTGTCGAAATAGATAACGAATATTTTTCCGGATCGGATGACAGGTTTGGAAAATTTACTGACATTAATTTTGATTATGGTAATCGCATAACAAGAATTCAAAAGGGAACCATAAGCCATCCTGATAGAGCCGATTTTACAGTGGCGAGCCTTGAACTGGGTGTATCGCAGGGATTCAATGAAGGTGAGGCTCAATCAGTAGGTTTGAGGACCAGTGATAATGGAGTCCTTTTTGGTCCCACAGTTTATAGAGAACTGGCATTAAAAGGAAATTATGATCAAAAGTTAATCTGGAATGATCCTGGCGGGTTGGGTAATTATGAGGGTTTCATGGCTTACGAACTTGTGACCACTGGAAACCTTACTTTTAATTCGGATTATCTTGTCGTTGAATTTGGAGAATAATTATGGCTGACGAAATTACCACAAATCCCCAAAGAAGTGATCCGGTAGTTGATAAGGAAGGTCTTGCAACCGATCAGCTTCTGGAGTGGTTTGATGATCTTGAATTGTCATTAAATGAAAGTCTTTTGGGTGTATCTGGAATTGAGTTGCCAATTTATACAGTCGCAACTCTTCCGCCACAAAAAACAGGTTTTATGATTTATGTGAGTGATGAAACGGGGGGTGGTGTTCCCGCTTTCTCTGATGGTACGAATTGGCGAAGGGTAACGGATCGCGCAATTGTAAGTTAATTTAAAGAGGAAAAGATTATGGGTTTATTTAGTGTTGTGAAGGGTTTTGGAAAATCACTAGGGATAGGAGGTAGTAGCAATATAGGACGCAGGGCTGCAGAACAGCAAAGAATCGCGCGTGAAAAAGCGAATGTAGAACTGCAAGGGCAATTTGATATATCATCCGGAGAAATAGGAGGAGCGCAGGGACAACTTAGAGAAGATTTCCTACGGCAACAAGGGCAAACTGAAGCTGGATTTGATCCATTTATCCAAGCCGGTCAAGGGGCTTTGGGTGAATTGCAAAGAGGCTCAACAGCCCAAGGACTTAATGAAATCCTTCAGCAAATTACCGGAGGGGGGACTTTCCAGGCGTTACAGGATCTACAAAGAAGGGGAGCCGAGGGGCAACTATCCGCGTCTGGTTTAGGTGGTTCGGGTTTGGGGGTTCAGCAACTTTCCGAGATAGGGCCACAATTGGCACTTCAACTGGCAGGTAATTTAAGAGGAAGGCAGGAATTCCTTTCTGGTCAAGGATTCCAGGGTGTGAGCCAGCGGGGTCAATTAGGAAATCAGTTATTTGGCCAACAGGGTCAATTATCAGGAAATTTGACAAGTTTGCTGGCCCGTTTAAGGGAGCAATTATCAGGAAGAAAGGGTGCTAATATTACTGGAATCGGGCAAGCCGAGAGTTCCGGGATTCTTACTGATGAGCAGATCAATACACAGAGATTTAATAATCTTTTGAATCTTTTTTCAACAGGTTCCAGCTTTATTCCTGGACCGGGTGGTTCCTCACAAATTACAGCTTAAGGTATTTAATATGGCTACATTAGAGAATTTTGACCCCAGAACATTGGCACTGGATTTTTCTGGAATAAATCAGGCAATCAATCAGAGACAGAAGCTGGCTCTCCTTCAACAGGCGCAGGACACCAATATTGATGTGGCTCAACGCGAAATTGCTTTAAAAGAATTGCAACGCCTGGATGATTTGGAAGCTCAACAGGGTATTCAGAATGTATTGCAACAGCAATTAGGGGGTGGTACGCCACCGCTCACCGAACCACAGGGTATTGTTGCCGGTGAAGGGA